CACCACCGGAGCGGTATAATCGTGGCCCCCGTCCAGGATGATGGTGGCGACGACCGCCCCACCGACCACTACCGGAACGATGATCGCTCCCGAGCCGGTCGGGTCCGTGATCACGCAGGTCGTCGTGGTTGCGACGTACCCCGCTCCGCCGGCCGACAACGTAATCTTACTGATCGGGGATTTGGCGAACGGATTGCTGTGCCGGGGCGGGGTCTTAGTATAATCGGGAGTGATGTTCGAGTCCACGAACTGAACACCGTAGGTCATCCCGACATACCCAAACGTCGCGCCCTCGGGGATGTCAACATTCGGCGAGACCGTTGCGCGGTACACGTTGTAATAGGCTGCACCAGAGACTTGATTCCAGGTCAGAGTGTTTGAGCCAGAGGTCGTCGTTATGTTCACTCCCTGCACCCGACCCGTGCTCGACGCTACCGACTCCTCCCCCGTCTCCGAGATCGACGTCACGACATACGCGAAGTAGGTTGTACCGGCGCCAGAAGAGGTAACTCCGAGCCCGCCCGGCGCAGCTATCGACGTGTAGAATGAAACTAAACTCAGTGTCCATGACGCATGGCCAGTTCGGGTCAGATCCCGGGGGGCATAGCTCGGATGGGTGAGGGTCATCACGTCCGCGGACTGGGTGTACTTTAGCTGGGCCAGGTCCGTGGATAGGTAGGGGGTGGCAAGCTCGAAGACTCGGGCGACCGTACCCGAGACGAACGCGGTGAAGGCCGTGGTATCAATCGCTGCCCCGGTGATCGTGGACTTCAGCGTGAAGGTGTTGGCGGTGACGTTATCGATCTGGTAAAGCTGCTGGTTCACCTGGCTCATGCCCAGAACCGATAGATACACCCAGTCGCCCGCGGCATACCCATGCCCGGCAGAGGTTACCACGCCCGGATTCGCCTGGGTGATCGACGTCACGGTCTTGGCGGACTCAAGGACGTACCCCCCGTCCTTAATCACCCTCATGTACTGATCCCCGAACTCCAGCACATACGTCTGGAGGGTGGAGAACTTGAACGGGAGTAACCGAGTGGTGTTGGTCCCGGAGCGGCACTGCCCAGCCCACTCCGTGCCGGGCCGGGACGTTGCCCCGCCTCGGTAATCCACGAAAAAGTTCCGCATAGTCTTCGCGCCGACCTTATACTTAGCAAGGTCTACGCGGCCGAACAGCGTCGGGGACAGTTCACCTGCGGCGAAGGACGTTTGGATTGTAGGGTTTGACATTACCATTGCCCCATGTAATCGTATTACCCTAGTAGAACAACGGCCCGTAGCTCACAAACATAGCCTCGACATCAAAGCTCTGATCTGGCCAGCCGCCTCGCGCCCGAATCCAGTCCGGCATCGCATCGAACGTTGTCAGCCCCTCGTTGCCATCCCGCGCCCGAGCCTCCATGATGGTCGCGTTGGCCTTCTGATACTGCATCTTCTGCTTATCCAGGCTCCCGATCAGCTGGGGCACCAGCGCCCCGCCCAGGGCGTCGATCATCGCAGAGATAAACGAATCGTCCCAGACATTCGGGTCGTCCACCATGATGGTGTACTCGCCGATCGCCGACTGCTGGTTTGTGCAGATGATCCGAACCTGGGCGCCGGAGCCGTTTGTGTCGTTCGCAATCTGGAACTTCGCCGCCCGCTGTGAGTATGGGTTCGCTACGATATTCGCGGTTGAGAAGATCGGGATCGCTATCCCATCCGTAGACTGGGCATACCGCACGCACCGGAACTGGATGCAGTCCGACGGGTACCCATAGCTGTAAAGCCACGGCGGGGGTGGCATCGTCGCTGGGTCCCACACCCCATCCCAGCTCGCAGTGTTTTCCGGCGTACCGGGCATTGCTTTCAGCAGGGAAAGATTGATGGTTCGGCCGGCGAAGCCCCAGTGTGCGGCGCGCAGAAGCTGACGCAGGGTGCTGCCGTACTGAAGCCGGCACGCCGCCGCCTCCGCGGAGTTCTCGTTGATGTCCGAAATCGACGACCGAGTCCCGATCGCCGCGAGGGCGTTGTTGCAAATGTCGGTTTGACTGGTCATGACGACATGCTCATAATGGTTGCATCCGTAGGCACGCCCGGAACATATGCCAACCTCGCAAGCGGCCCATCGATATACGCCAGTGCCGTCTTCGCCACATCACAACCAAGGGTGATCTGGCTTACCGCCGGTAACGCTCCCGCCACGTCCGGGGTGCCCAGCACGCCCCACGTCGCTTGCTGGAAGTCGTTAGTGTTACACCGCGCGGCAAGCTTAACCGGCACTGCCGAGAACGCCGCAGCCGAGAAGATGTCCGCCACTCCCGCGCCGCCACTCGATACCAGGTATCGCGTCTGATTGTTTGTGAACAGCCCAAGCAAGATTCGATTGCTTGCAGTACCGTCATTAACCTCAGCGAACCTTCGCGTCTGAGCCCCACCAGTGTTGTTTACTGAAGTTCCCTCAACGTACCACGCGCCAATCGCGGTACTGCACACCGCCGCAAACGCCGCGCCGGCCAGAATGATGTCGTCGGCCGCCCGAGTGACAGTCGCGCCGACAGTCGGAATATACGAGGTGGGGTAGCCTCCGGCCTCGGCCTGCTCGCCCCAGGCGTACACCTCATCCCCACTCGTGACCAGCCGCACGCCTGGATTCGACGTCCCAGCCACGCCCGTCTGCACCACCGAGCACCGGGTCCACGTAGACGAATTGATCGTCTGCGTTACCCAGTTAGTACCGTCCATCGTAATGTCAACATTACCGCTCCCGGTCTTCCGCTTCAGCCAGACCGAGTTCGCCCACGACACCGCAGTCGTGCCAACGCCCTGCTTAAGCGTGCCATTAGCCCCGGTGGCGGTAAGCGTATCCGCCGTACTCGTTCCGTCCGGCGCAACGGCCGTGTTGGCTGTTACCGTCAGTGAGGTCTTCGTCCACGATGCGTTATCCAGCGTCTGCGATTGAAGTGCCGAGTTCGTCCGCGATGCTTCAATCAACAGCCCGAGTGCAGTGATCCGGGGCACGTTAACCCCGAAGCTGGTAAGCGAGCCATCCGCATTAGTCCCATACGCCACGCTCGCCCTGACCGTGGTCAGGTCTGACGGCTTGGCCCCGAGATACGTTGCGTTGGCAAAGTTCATATCCAGCGTTGCGCCGGGGAAGAATCCTCCCCGGCTGCGCAGCCGCCCTTCCCACAGTCGTACCCCGAAGCCAAGCATCAGATCAGCCCGATAATGTTGGTTGCCGTTGTGCCAGTGCTGTTCACCCGCCGGCACGCCACCGGCAGGATCTGACCACTCGCCACGTTCACGAAGGTGATCGCGACGTTGGCCAGGGTGGCAAGGACCACCGTTCCGCCCACGCCGACGTACAGGCCACGGGCGGAGTACGTGAAGTCAGTGGCATCGCTCGGAGTGATGGCAAACGCGTCCATGCCGGGGCAGTCACCCCCGAGCAGATACGTCCGATCGTATACGGAGGGTGCGGTCACTTCTTACCTCCCTTCGCCGGCGCCGAAATCGGCAGAGACTCATTGACCGGGGCAGTCGGCACGACCACGACTGGAGTATCGCCCACAGTCGGGAGCGACTCAACCGGCACGAACCCTCGCGCCCGAACCGCTTCGACTTCAGCCTGGCTTGCTTCGTCCAGGCCCTCCATCTCGCCGCTCGGCAGCTGCGGGCTTCCGTCAGGGAAGAGGAAGGGGACGTCAGTCCCCTCCCCGATAACCTTCCCCGCTTCGAGAAGCCGATCGTCGATGTAGTGCTGCGACAGTAGCTTAAACTGACGGGGCATGAGCCTTGCTCCTTAGTTGGCGATTGCGATACCGGGCGGGTAGGCCACGTTCTGCTGACGATCCAGCAGGATGTAACCGAGCACCGCTCCAGCCGTCATCGGGCCGGTGGCGACAGTGAAGTTCAGGCGAAGATACCGCGGCATGGACTGACCAGCCACGAGGCTGGGCAGACTCCACCGCATGATCTCGGCGCCGGCGACCAGGCTCGCCTTGCCGATGGCGTTGGTCATCGCCATGTCGGTCCAGCTCGCGTTATCGACCGAGCCCTGGATCGCCACCTGCATCGTCGCAGCACCGGCCGCGGTGAATGCCGTGGTGACGAGGCACAGAATCTCCAGGCTCGGGTCATCGCCGATGCCCAGGTCCTGAAGCACGCCCAGGTCGATCACGTCCGTGGACGGCGCAGTGACCGTGATGGCCTGCGCCGAGGGCGTGAATGCAAGAAGTTTATCGAGGATCATTTGCCGTCTCCTTCAGACGATGCGGGCTTCGGTGTTGAGGATCGCGTCGACAGTCCGGATCGGAATGCCGCGGAAGGTCGTGATGGCCTTGCCGTTCCACTCCTCGAACTTCAGCAGGACGTTGGTCTTGTTCATCGCCTGGAGGTCGAGGTAGGTGCGGATAACGCGGTTGCAGTAGATTGCCGCCCGGCCCATTCCACCCGAGATACCCGTGCCATCCGAGGTCCGAACGGCGCTCGCGCCGGCCGTGGTCGGGAGACGGTACATCGCGCGAACGAGTAGGTTGATCAGGTTCGCCGCCGAGCCACCCGACAGCAGGGTGACATCGATGTTGCAGATGCGGACGATGTAACGCCAGTCGCGCACCGTCAGGCCCAGCTCCCACTTGAAGTGGTCGCGATAGGCGAGGTAGGTGTTCAAATTGGCGTCGAGCACCGGCCACACACCCATGTCCTGGTGCTGGAGCCCGGTCATCTTGCCCTTCGGGAAGATGCCGTAGGCCGTGTCCTCGCCCCACACCACGATCCAGATGGAGGTGTTGGTGGAGCCCGAGCCGCCCGCGTCGATCACGTTGTGGGCGGTCTGGGCGGTGGCCGTGGACACCGTGTTGTAGCGGGGAGCCAGGCCCATGAAGCGCTCCGGGTTCACCGAGGTGTTCCCGTAGATCATGGTCGAGGCGACCTGCTGCGACATGCCCTCGAGGAAGGCCCGGACCTCCGACGCGCGGAAGCTGGCGGTGTTGCCGTTCAGGTCAGCCAGATCCTTATCGACCACCGCGAAGGTCTCGAGGTTGCCGCAGGTGTCGATGATCTGCGCCGAGGTGGACTTGCCGTTCGGGACACCATAGTTGAGCAGGCGCCACGTGGCCGACGGCAGGCCGGTGCGGATCGTCGTCTTGTGCCCGGTCGGGAGGTTACCCTCCATGAACAGAGCGTCGTCGAGGATCTCGTTGCACTGCGAGAGCAGTTCGACTACTTTCGCAGTCTTGTAGTTGTCGTCCATCCGCTTGGCCCAGTCGGCCAGCGTCAGGGCGGTAGAGCTAAGAGTTGCCATAGCTTATCTTCCCAGGTTGGTTCTCGGGCCGTCCGCCCCGTACAGGGCGTCGCCCAGGGTTTCTGGCGGCTTCACCGACGTGGCAGCGGCACCGGCAATATGTCGGCCGCCCTCCGTCACGAGTTTCGCCAGGTTGTAAATCGTCTTCACGATAGCAGGGTTGTTGCCCCCGCCCGTAAAGTTCAGCGCTTCCTTCACGCCCGGGGCGGCGATCGCAGGGTCGTTGAGGACCTTGGCAATCGTCTGGAGGACCCCCGGAAGTTTATCCCCGCCGATGTCCTTATCGGCCTTCACCTCGGCCTGCCAGCCCTCGTTCATGGTCTTCCACGCTTCGGCCTGGGCAGCCGCAGCGCCCCCCGCCTGTTTCGCATAGAGATCCATCATGGCCTGGGCGGCCTCGGTGGAGATTCCATTCTTCGTCACGATCTCCGAAAACTCGGATTTCGCTTCGTCCGGGAGCGTCATGCCCTCCGGGAGCTTGAGCGCGTCGAAGCTGAAGACAGGGACCTCGGCCGGCTTCTCGCCTTCCGCAGGTTTTTCGCCTTCGGCCGGCTTCTCGCCCTCGACCTGGGCGGTCTCGCCCTCAGGCTTCGGCGTCTCCGTCTCCACCGGGGTCTCCATCAGTGTCGGCGAAAGAACTGGGGTCTCGCCCGGCGCTGCTGCTTCGCTCATCGCTCTCTCCATTCTCCCGCGCCATTGTAGTATACTGGCCGGGGCATACCCTCATGATGTCAGCCAACAGCTGGAGGCCGACGTTGCGCTTGCCTTCGTTGAAGGCCATCTCAAGCGCCCGGGTTGAGAAACAGCTGGCGAAGACGCTCGTCCGTACCAGTTGATCCCAAACCCAGGCCCGCCCATTCGGCTGGCTCATCACCAGCCGCAGCGTCTCATCCAGTCCCCGCTGGCGCAGCCGCGCAGCTTTGTCTCGGCCCGTGCTCACTGCAGGGTCCCCCCACCGAGCATAGCCTGCAGGGCGTTCTGCCCACCGCCCACGTCAGTCTTGGACAGCACCTGCGCACCCTTCACAGCCGGGTCGGTCATGGCCAGCATGTTCTGCTGGTCCTGCGCCTGCTGTCGAGCCTGGCGAAGCTGAGCTACGGCCTCGTCGTCTCGGATAACCCGCGGATCGATTGAGAGTAGATTACCGTAGACGCTAATAAACTGGTCGAAGTCAATCTTGTCAAGCACTGTCGGGTCAACCGCCGCAAGATTACCTGCCTGAGCGGCCAGACGTTCAAGCGACGAAGTGCCCACCGCTCGCTGCGCTTCGGCCAGCATCGAGACGTATTCGATGTCAACGTGTTGACCCTGGATCTCCTGCGGGGCCGGCGGGAGCAGGCCAGCACGGCGCATGATGTTGAACGTGCGGTCAACCGCTGGGTCAAGGGCTTCATTCTGGAACCTCTCAAGCACCGGTCCGAGCATCACCAGTTTTTCTTCACGCCGGGCATCGATCTCGGTCGCCGTCCGCACCGTCTGGAGCTGGCTGATCATCATGAACAGGTCGTTGAAGAAGATCGTCTTGATCCGCTCCTGGACCTTTTCGATGTCCAGCATGATTTCCTGGACCGGGGGGTTCACGGTGAACACCGGCTTCATACCAATCTGCGAAGTCCCACTGACGTAGGTGATCGCCCCCGGAAGCAAGCTCGCCGGCTGGTTCTTTAACTGCACATCGGCCAGGAGCGGCGGGTTCACCAGCTTGTCCAGCGCCTGCGCCTTCCGCTTCTGCTCCTGCTGAAGCTGCTTCACATCCCCCAGCGCATCCATAGCAGGGCTGCGCCCGTAAGCATCGTTAGAAACGAGGTCCCACCGAGGACAAAGAGCAGGAAACTCGTGAAAGCCTCGCTTGTCCAGAACTTTGTCGATGGCGTTGGTCGAGGCTTCCCAATAGCATTCGAAGAACGGAAAGCGCTTGCTGATTCCGGAGCGGCTAGCATCCGTGTTGGGGGCGATGCCATGTCGGACCAGTACCTCTCTTGAGCGTCCGGTTCCGGTCGGGTCCTGGTAAAGAATCTTGACCTCATCGGAGCAGTTCTCCAGCCCGAACTTTTCCACCATCTGCGCGGCGGTCAGGACGAATTCCCGAAACACCGCGTTCACCGTCATCCGGTCAGAGTTGGCGAAGAAGAACTCCCCAAGACATGGGTTGTGACAGCGGATCACATCGTCGAAGTCTTCGTACACCAACATGCACGCCGAGCCGAAGACCACCAGATCGTGGTACACCACTGCGATGGCGTTGTAGAAGTTAGACTCCGCGAACACCCGCATCATCCGCCGCTCGCACTCCGCGAGCCACAGGCTGATCGGGTTCGAGCTATCCACCGAGTCCACGCCGTCCAGCTTGAGCTTGAACCACGGCCGGGTCGGAGAGGTGATGCCGGACATCATCCCGCTTGCGCAGGTCCGAGCGGCCACCACGCCAGTCGAGTCGATGATCTGGCCGTTGATCGGCGAGCCCCGGTTGGCCTTGTTCGGGGCCACGAGCCACTGATACCGGCGCGGCAGATAGTTGTCCGCGAGTTCGCGCCAGTGCACCCACCAGCTGTACCGATCCAGCCGAAGCCCGGTCAGCCGCCCATCCATGAACTTGCGCAGGGCTTCTTCGCTCATCCGCCGAACCTCATCACGATCCAGTTAGTTCCATCCGAGACAAGGTCCGCCCACTCTCCGGCGGTGGCTGGGAGAATAGCTGTCCCCACCCCACCAGTCGGTGGGAGGACATTGGCCGAGGCTGAGACGACGGTGAACGTCATCCAGTTGATAAAAGTGAGGGTCCGCCCCGGATAGTTTGCTGGGTCGGGCAGGGTCACAACCTGGGTTGATCCGGCCTTGCCATTGATAAAACACTTCTCAAACTCACCAACCGTGAAGTCCGCGGCCTTGTAGAGTGGGACGTACCAGTCTTCGTACTGGATCGAGGCGTTACTTCCGCCCTGAACCACATACGGGCCGATGACGTTGCCGGCAAAGGAGTTGCCGGAGATGCGGACGTTATCGCACAGAGCTGAGACCACACACCCATAGTCCTGCGTGCCGGGACCGGTGTTGGTGCAAGAGTTGCCGCTGACCGTGCAGCCGGTGGCGTTGTTCGTAGCGTCGCTGTAGGCTAGATTAATGCCGCCAATAAATGCCTCGCCAAAAGTATCGTTGTCATTGCAGACATTACCGACGATCGTGCTGAACTTACCGCCCTGGAAGATGCCGGGCCCGGAGTTCCCATTGCAGATATTTCCGACCACGGTCGAGTACGGAGACCAATTCTCGACCCCCTTGAGCGTATAACCGTCAGCATCCTTGCCTGTGGCAGATGAGCAGAAGTTAAACGCGATCCTTGCGTACTCGTGGCCAGGTCCCTGCCCAGTTGAAATTCCCGCGCCATACCCCCAGTTGAAACAGTAGTTGTGCTCGAAACAGACCGACTGACCCTGGATCAAGCACCCGGAGTTATTAAACCAACTATTCCGAACAGTGTAATTGTTTGAGGGCGCGGTGAACACCCCGTTGTTGATGGCCTGATTATTGGCGATGTGGCTTGACGTAGTACGATTGAACCAGCAATTGTCCACGAGGAAAAAGGTTGAGCCCTGAGAAGCGAGGGCGATTTTGTAGAATTTGTCGAAATAGCAGTTGGTGAATGTGAAGTGCGTGCAAAGATTGAAGGCGAGGGTTCCGGTCGGAATAGCTGTTACGACGTCGCCGCCCGAGAAAGTCAGGTTCTGGAACGACACCCAGCCGGCACTGGTAGCCGTGATCATGTCGTTCTCGGCCGAACCCAGACGTGAGATTACGCACGAGGCCATCGCCTCGCCGTACCAGATCGTGGAAGATACGGGGACGAGCTGGGTGACCCGGTAGGTCCCGGCCGGGAACAGCAGCACTTTACCGGCCGCAGCGGCGATTGCAGCCTGAATTGCAGCCGTATCATCCGTTACATTGTCGCCCTTAGCTCCGTAGTTTTTGACATTGACAAATCCATAGGCCTCGATCGCCCACTTCACATGTTTCGAGGTCAGGATCTTCTGGTTGTCCTGCCCAAGCAAAACCTCGGAATCGCTGGCGATATTGGAGGGGCCGAGACGGAACCACTTACCCATCAGGGCCGAGAACGCGACGAGGTCGTTTTGGTTCCACTCAGTGTTATCGTCAAGCGCCAGATTTCCGGCGGAGGAACAGCGATACACCATCCCCTCCTGGCCTTTGCCAGAGAGAAGCCTCGGCGTGTTCGTCGCCGGATTCCACTGGGCCAGTGCGCCGAGATCCCCGAACGGCATAGCTATTGTCCCAGCAAGCTCTTGCCGGCCGTGCTGGCCTTGCCCATAACCCCCTGCGGGGAAGTGGCTATGGTCGAACCAACGCCGCCGACTGCGGCAGCGCGGGTCTGTTGCCCGGCCTTGCTGACGCTGGCATCGGCCAGGGTTGGAGCGTTGGGCGGGGGCGGCGGTGCCTGGACGGGTGGCATTTTGGGCTGGCTGAACATGTCAGAGACTCGCCGGTGCGTAGTAACCGAACAGATAGATGTCTACCGTCGCTGCCGATCCCTCCGGGGTGGCAACGTTGCAGTAAACCTGACTATCGGTGATGTTAGCGTAGTTAGATGCGTTTTGCGCACGGCTCTGCCCCGCAGCTGTGGGGCGGTTAATTGTCGAAAGACTGATTCCGGTCCCGCCGGCCGCGGTCCAAATCTGGGCTGCGAACGTCGTCATCGCGCCGGAGGCGTTTGCGATCAAGACCGAGGTCAAGATCAATGGGCGAGGCATCTCGAAGGGAATGGCAGTGTCACCAGCGGAGTTGAGGTTGACCCCGAGCTTGCGGGCAACAACCGCCGGGATACCACACTGCATACCTAGACTACGAAGATTATTCAGGGCTGAGCGTAGATCGCTCGCAGCCTGTTCGGCCTGGGTGCTCATGCTGCCTCCATCGGATCGTATTCGGTTTGGGCGAAGCTCTGCCGGGCCGGCAGACCTAACGATTTCTTCTCCCCCGGGATCACCGGGTAGGCGAAGGTCAGGGCAAGCGCGTCTGCGATGTCTGGTGACGCGATGCCCCGGCGCTTCATGTCCTCTTTGCGCTCCAGCTGGATCTCGTCCCGAGCGTTGAAGCCGTAGGTCGGGCCGATCAGCTCTTCCCGCAGCTCATCGTTGGGCGGGAGGGCCCCAACCTTCAACCACTCGCGAAGCGAACCCCAGATCTCGGAGCGCTTGTTGGCGTACCGAGCTTCGTCTAGCCCCAGCCGGTCGGACTTCGACCCAAACTGGACGTCAATAACCGGAACACCAAGCTGGCGCAGACGATCCACCACGCCGCCGCCGACACCGCCACCATCGACAAACACTGCGTCAGCGTCATGTTGAGAATATGCATCAGCCACTCTCCCGGCCAGGGTCATCGTGTCCACACCCCGGAGGATGATAGGGGGCCAGGTCCTGGCATCCCGGCCCTTGCGGAAGAAGATCACACTCGCGTCGTCGCCGAACCGCGCCACGTCGACTCCGAGGATGATCGGGTCGAACGGCATCAGGGGCGGGGATTCGCGCCCGATGGCCTCGTTCACGGATTCGAGGGAGATGAACTCCATCGAGCCCACGCGCGGGAACTCCCCGCGGACGCGGATGCGAACGAAGTCGGAGTCTTCGCCATAGTCGGCGATCCACTTGGCGAACTGGTCTTTGTTAGTTATGCTGACCGTGCGGGAATCGATCTTGGCCGAGGCCCACCGGTGGGCGAACTTGCCGCCCGCGAAACACTCGCGGAACCGCCCGGAGTTCCGGGTTGGGTTGCCGAACACGAACCAGAGGATCTCGGTATCGCTGTCGGTCAGGGCGCCCTCGGTGGTCTCCCAGATCACGTCCGGGATGGCCGAGGCCTCGTCAAACACTACAAGAATACGCCGGCCTTTGTTGTGGAGGCCGGCGAATGCTTCGGTGTTCCTCTCCGACCATGGGACCATATCGATCCGCCAGGTCCGTTCGTGGCCGGGGTCCACACTCGAGATTGACGTGGCCTCGAACCGGAACAACTCTTTCGCGATGAAGAGCCGGTGCCACTTGGCCAGCTCGGCCCAGGTCTTGGTTTTGAGCTGGTTCTCGGTGTTGGCCGTCACGACACCTTTGGTGTCGGGGAAGGTGGCCAGGGCCCACAGGATGAGCCAACTCACCATCGCGGACTTGCCGATCCCGTGGCCGCTCGCCCGGGCGGTTAGGATAGCCTGGTTAAGAGTGAGGAGCCCGTCGCGAACGGCCACCAGCAAGTCAACCTGCCACGGTTCCGGGCCACCAGCATTGGCCAGTTCCGAGCCCTCTTCGCCCCACGGGAACGCCCAGAGCACGAACCGGTAAGGGTCCTTGCTGAGCGCTGCGAGGTCGGAGAGGAGTTGGTCGCTCAAGCGCCGGGCTCCTCACGGTTCGGGGCCAGGTCCAAGATTGGCCCCGAAATCTTCGGCTGGTCCAGGCCGGCGCGCCGACGAGCGGCTTCGAGCCGGGCGGACAAATCCACATTCACCTGGACCGAGGTGGACTTCGGGCCGAGGCCGATCCGGTCCGAGGTCTTCTCCACGACCTTGATCAGCTCGTCGGTTTCGATGGCTTCGGCCTGCACCCGCTCGTGCAGAAGCTCGACCGAATCGAGGTGGAGGCTCCGCATTGCCTCCATCCCAGCCTCGTAGTTGGACTGGGCCTCGCCCTCGTAAAGCTTGACCAGGTCCTGGAAGCTCGGGTCGGCCTGGATGACGGAGATCCGGCTGGCGGAGTACCCGGTGACCATCCCGGCCTCGGCGGGCTTCATGCCGCCGGCCAGGCACCGGGCGAGGGCGTGATGACTCGCGCGGAGCTTAACCAGGGGCGCGGGCTTGACACCCTTCTCCGTCGCGAGCAGGGCCAGGTCGGCCGGCGTGATCTCGCGGACCAGCTCAGCCTGGAGCGGGCGGCTCGCCCGGCCGGTCGTGCGGAGTATGTCGAGATCAAGGTCCATTCGCGGATCATACACCGAGCCGGGCCGACGGTCAAGGCCGGGGCCGGAATCGTCACACCTAAGTCTCCGCTTGGCCCAGGTTCGGGCCGCGCCCGGTCTCCGCTTGCCCGGGCCTGGGTAAGACCATTACATAGGGCAATGGGGTTACCAGTAGGCCAAAGGCCAAGGGAGGGAATGGTGTTACCCAAGTGGGGGATTTCACATATTTTGCGAAGGGTGTCTCCGCGCGAAGGCCCCCACCCACTCGCCGGGGGCCACCCCCCTGCAGCCCGAAATTCCGTGAAGCAACGACCATCGGCGATGGCCACGAGCCGGACGT